TGGTTTACGATGTTCAGAAGGATATCCCCTCTTTGTACACCGGATCCTGTTGCCAGATTTATCTGCCCTGTCACATCCGTAAAACCGCAATTCAAAAATATTTCCCGCATATTACCGGTGTAGGTTGCCCCATTGCTTTTTACTGGAACCCCGGCATTTTCCCACGCCTGAATCAATAACGAGGAGCAATCGTAATCTGGTCCCCATCGATTTGCCTGATCATATCCGTGGCTATTATCATTTGCAATTTGAATCGCCCAGTTTACCGCAGCTTCTATTTTTTCAGATCCTCCTACATATTGACTCAGGTAGTTGTACCAATATCTTGCCTGCTGCCGCCTCTCGGCTTCCACTTCTACGCCTGCACGTTCAAAGTTTTTCAAAAATGCAGATGCCAGATATTCCGGTGATTCTCCGCTGACCTTAAACTGATCAAACGACAGCGGATATGCAGCGGTTGCAATCCACTGACCAAAAGAAACTGTAACAGAATCTATCCACGTAAGCTGACCGTTTGGATCCGTAATTCCATATCCGTTCGCACCTGCCCAATTTGTATAATTTGTTGCCGGTGTCCACTGTACCAGTCCAAAACCTCCACTATAGTTTCCCTCCTGCAGGCTTTGCCAGATTCCGGGATTGATGTTCGATTCACTTTGCATGTTGCCGCATATCCCAGCAATAGCATTCAGCGACCATCCTTTTTGTTCAAAAAAACTTAGTACTTCTCTTGCATTCCCCTGCATCTGCTCTGCGGTCAGATAAAAGTTTCCTATCGTCCATGACATCAGAAATCACCTTCTTTCGTGATTCCGCCCACAAGAAATCCTTTTTCAAACCTTAGATTTGTCCCATTCGAAAAAACTGCAGTTCCAGTCTTTCCATAAACTCCGGGTCCAACGTTTTCCGCATCTAACAGAACCGCATCCTTCGTGATCCTTAGTAAGTTTTTGCTGTCTTCTTTGTTTCCATCGGTGAATAACAGTGCATTTCCAACATACGTCATACAAAGAACGCCCTCATCCTTTTTGTTTGAAAATAATATTGTTCCGTCCTTTATTGTCACACGCCGATTATCGCTCAAAGAATCGCAGATATATTTCCCTTCTGCGTAAATTCCATCTTTATCCAGTCTGACTATTTCTTTCCCGCTTGCATCCAGCACCCTTGCAACACCACTATTATTGTCAAATCCTCCGATTTCCAATGTTCCACCTCTGATCCGATCAGCCAGCATTGTTCCTGCTGTGATAAAATCAGCAAAGAATCCCTGTCCTGTTCCAAAGGTGGACCAGTCCCAGTCTCTTCCATCTGCAGTTCTTTTACTGGCAATCTCGAACCCCATTGTACCAAGGCACATTGCTCCAAACGTTTCCGACTCCGGATTCAAATCTTCAAATAAAACAGCGCGTACTTTCTGTTTTTGTGCGATGTCGGACTGTGCCCGAAACTGTGCTTTCACTCCGTTTATGATGCCGTTGACCTGTGCTCCTATCACAGTGCCATCCGGTCGGATTGCACTTTCTATCCGATTTGACATACTTGATACATCCGCAATGAAATTATATTGAAAGTCTCCCAACACAACAGATGCAACCTCTTCATTGATGCAATCCCATTCCAGTTCTATGACACGTGCATCTGTTACAATATCCAGTTTGCTGTGACGACAATGTACCGTGTCTCCGATAGAAACTTCTTCCAGTTCCCGGATATCCGCGTACAATTCCGTATCATGCAGCATAACCATATCAGCGGATATCGTAACCTTCGGCTTGTCAATTCCAGCTTCAAACTGTTCCTCGCATTTTTCTTTTAACGCATTGTTCAGTTCTTCCTGTGTATTGCAGATCACGATTCCGTTCTCTTCGTCATCTTCCGCAGCATCGGCCTTCATCTTCACATCTTCAAATGTGATCACTCCGTATTTTATTGTTGGATATTTATCAAGCAGTGGTGAGTCCACCCACGGTTCATTCCCCTCTATCATGTATCCGTTATATGCCTTTGGTACAATCCTTGTAATGACCTCGCTGGTATCAATCTCTTCCTGCAGCCCGTTTTCCGCAATGTTTTTCCCGTATAAAACCTGCACCCCATGATCGATTCCAACTCGGTCATTGACGGTGATCATATAATTATCAAAAAGAACCTCACCGCCCCATCTGTTCAGGAAGGAGTTCTCCTCTTCTCCGCAGATTGCTTCGATCAGGTTCTTTGTCTGGTAATATGCTGTTGATATTATTTTGATATTAGATTTTCCACTGTACTTTTTATTTGGTGCGGTCATGATGTCCAGTGCCTGCTGCCCGTTTTTTTCCGTTGGACGTATATCCAACAGAAAACAATCATCAATCGCATCCATAAAAACCGGTTCCAGTTCTGCACTCACGCCAGCATCTGATTTTGCTTTCTTTTTGATCCGAAATAACTGTGTTCCATTGAATGACTCCAGTTTTACGACTGCGTCCTCTTCTATCCACTTCCAACGTCCCTCTTCATCGATCGGGTGCTGAATCTCCGCTTTCCAACTTCCGTTTAGTATTGCTTTTACAGAAGCGCTCTCCGGAAGTAATGGCATATCACCGTTATGTTCATAATCCGTATTTTCTGGTTTATAAAGTTCTATCCTTATAAGCACCTCCAGTTCGGAATCACTTTCAGATCAAATCCTCTTGAGATATACACGGCATTCTCTCCCGGTAAAAGATGTAGTTCTGCATAATCTCCATACACAGATGTGTTCATCAATTTTCCATCTTTTCTGTATGCCATCAGCCTGTCTGTATCAATCACCAGATTCTGGCCAACATTCGCTTTCATTTGACTTCCGTTTACCTGCAGGATGCACTCACCTTCACCTGTGATCAAATAGACTGGTCTTGATCTGTCATATGGATTGTAAAACACCTCTTCCGGTGTATATTCTGCTTTTCCATCTGTTCGATATCGGTATCCCTCACACGTAAATTCTACATCAAACTCTCCGACCTCTTTTACTTGCCGTTCTGCTGCATTGATCTTAGTATGTTTTACGTGATAGAAATACTCCAGTTCATCGCTTAAAATCAGTTCTGTATCATCTTTTCTCATAAGCCATCTTCTCGCAGCCCGAAATCGTTCCTGCCATCTTTGAGGATTTTCTGCAAATGTAAATGGAACTGTGATTGTAATGTCGCTCACAGTTCCATCTTCTTTGAATATGCTCCCATCTCTTCCCGGTATGTTCAATTCCGTATAGTTATACTCTGCCGAAGGGATAGACGGTCTTTCTCGTACAAGTATTCCTATTTCTGTATTTGTATGGCCGTTTCTGATAATTTCATACATTTACCGTCTCCCCTTTCCTCTTTTTGCATGATGTACTTGAGATGTAAATCCTTTTTTGGCTGTTTCTACAATATAAGAATCAAGCTTTTGATTTCCAATTTGCACACCGACATTATTGTTCAAAACAATGTTAGTCTGTGTAGCACTTGCCAGAGCCGGAGTTCCTCCGTACATGCTCTCACTCATCGTCTTGGCAACTCTTTTTACCGCATTGGAAACCTTGTACACATTCTTATTGATTCCTTTTACCATTCCATCGATAAAATCCGGCATCCATGTTTCATAATCTCTCAAAGGACCTTCATCTGGTCTTGAAAAATGCAGGAAAGAACGAATCTTGTCTCCAATTCCTCTTACTGCATCTATAATCCCATTTACTCCGGATAAAATTCCTTCTGTTAATCCGTGGATGAAATCAGCACCCCACTCCTTCGCATTGTCTATCCACCCGGAAATCGTAGATCCTATTTTGTCAAAAATATTACTTACAATTTGTGGTAGTTCCTGAATTGTATTTTTGATTCCATCACGCAATGCCTCAAACCCACTGATTGCAGAATTTCTCGCGTTGTCCACCGTAGTTTTTATTGTATTTTGAATATTGTTCCATATATTCGACATGGATTCCTGAATATTGCTTCCTATTCTTTCAGCTGTATTTTGTATGCTGTTCCAAATATTTTCTAACTGTGTTTTCAATGCATTCAGCAATGTAGATACAATTTCATTTGTCATCTCTACTTTGGTTAAGATTACTGTTTTTATCGCATCCCAGAAATTTTCCGTAATGCTTTGAATTGCAGTCCATATATTTGTAAATGCATTTTTGATATTGTTCAGAATATTCTCAAGATCGGATTTTAATCTTTCAAAATCTCCGGTCACAAGATCAATCAAAAGAAGAACTGGAGCCAATGTTGCATTTTTGATAAATTCCCAAGTATTCTCAGCCAACATTTTTATTCCAGTCCAGATTCCACCTAAATCTTCTTTTAGCCGTTCGAAAGAATCTTTGATAATCGATGTCAATTCTTTGATAATCGGAATTTCCATGATACTTGTCCATACAGATTCAAACTTTGCCTGTACACTATCCCATATACCACTCCACCATGCCGGTATTCCTTGAAAGAACGATACCATCTCATTCCATGCATTGGGAATCGTTTCTGTAAAAAATTCTACAATTCCATCCCATGCTGCAAAAAATCCGTCTTTGATTGCCTTTAAAATCCCGTTCACACCATCCCGGAACCATTCGCATTTATTGTATAAAGCAACCAATATCACTATAATTGCCGTTATAGCCGCAATTACAGGATGTGCCGTTATTATTCCAAGTAACCCCGTTACTGCCGTTTTAATTCCACCGATCAGATTTGTCACCACTCCTCCAATTCCAGATAATTTCGACAGCGTACCTGCTACCGCAGATATCCCGAGTGATATCTGGCCGATTACCATCAGTAGTGGTCCTAATGCTGCAACCAGAATTCCGACTACTACAATCACCTGTTGCACGCCTTCCGGTAGTGCTGAAAATTTATTGACAAGTGCGGTAATAAGTTCTGCTACCTTCTGGACAATTGGTGCCAGTGTATCTCCAATCTGAATCGCTGCGGTTTCCAGAGATCCTTTTAATTCCTCGATTGCTCTTGATCCATCACTCATCTGAGAATTTGCCAGCCTTTGTGCTGCCTCCTGATCATTTGCCGCATCGATATATTTTTGAAGCCCCTCAGTCCCGCTATCCATCATCACAGTAGCAGCACGCATTGCATCGGATCCGAAGATTGCTGATAATGCTGCATCCCTCGAAGCAGCATCCAATCCGCCCAGTTTGTCTTGCAATTCTTGAGCCATTTCAGCAGCTCCCAGAAGATTTCCACTGGCATCTCTCGTTTTAATGCCCAATGTTTCTATTTTTGTTGCTGCTGCTTCCGATGTTGGTGCCGCCAGCCTCTGGAGCATGGTTTTTAAAGATGTTCCGGCATCGCTTCCCTCGATTCCGGCATCTGCAAAACGAGCCAAAACCGCTGTTGTTTCCTGTATAGACCATCCTGCGTTTTTTGCTCCTGCAGAACACTGTGCCAGTGCCTGTGTGAGAGGTTCTACATCCGTAGAAGATGCAGCTGCTGCCCCGGCCAAAGCGTTTGCCGCTTCTGCAGACTCATTCGCAGACAGACCAAACGCTCCCATTGCCTGTACAACAACATTTGCTGCCTCTCCAAGATCCATCCCGGAAGATGCCGCAAGGTCCATTGTAGTTTTTAATGCCCCTGCTTTAATGTCGGCTTCTGTCAAACCACCTTTTGCCAGTTCTGTGATCGCATTCCCTGCATCAGTTGCAGAAAAGACTGTATCCTGTCCGGTCTGGATTGCAAGCTGTCTTAGATCTTCCATTTCAGACATGGGCTTATCAAGTGCTCCCGCCGCCTGACTCATTGCATCGTTGAAATTATTTGCCATAACAGTGGATGCAGCCCCTACACCGGTCAGTGCCCCCGTTACTGGCAGCAAGGATTGTCCGACTCCTTTGACCTTATTTCCAAACTCTCCGGATACCGCAGATACTTTTGCAAGATTCGCACTTGCACTTCCTGTAGTCTCTTTTAGTGATTTCAGTTTCTGTTCTGTCTCAACAATCTCTCTTTGAAGAGAATCGAATCCTTCTGGACTGATCGGCTGTCCAAATTCATCATCTACTTGCTTTTTCTGTGCTTTCAGTTCTTTCAGTCTATCAGACGATTGGTCTACCTCTGTCTGTAGTTTTTTGTACTCTTCCGTATCAATCTGACCACTTTCTTCCATAGACTTCATGCTCTTTTTGAGCTTGTCCATTTTTTCGTTGGTCTTTACAATCTCCTCTTGAATCGGAGTATACGCTTCTTTCCAAGCATCATAATTTCCAGCGGTTTTTGCTGCCTGTTCGCTTGCCTGTTTTAAAGTTTCCAGCCTGTTTTTCGTTTCACTGATCGACTGCTGCAGCAACTTCTGCTTCTGATTCAGCAATTCCGTATTCGTGGGATCCAGCTTCAGCAATTTATTGACATCTTTTAATGACTGTTCTACACCGTATAGTTTTTTGTCAACACCGGACAGTGCCTTTTCCAACTTGGAAGTATCGCCGCCAATCTCTATGGTAATTCCTTTTATTCTGCTCCCTGCCCTTACATCCCTCCTTTACAGTGCATCAATATCCGCCTGTGTTGCAATTTTCGGATAATCATACTCATCATTCTTCATTTCGATAAACATATCGTTGATCATTCCAATGCTTAACAGGTCTAAATCAGAAATAGAAATACCGCATTGTGCACATCGAAGCATAAACAATGCGGTATTGACCTCACGATCTATTTCCCTCTCTTTTTTTTTGGAACTGACATCTGTTTATTTTCTGATTTCCACATTTCCATGATTTCTGGCAGAATCTCATAGATATCAAATGTCTCGAACTGATCCAACCACTCGTTGATATCGTCCGGCTGGTCAGGATCGCCATGTTTATGCATCAGAAATGCAATGTTTTCAAACATTTCCAGTGATTCGATCGGGATTCCGCTTTCAAACTTACTTTCATCAAATTCTGTACCTTCTTTTGCGCATTTTTTCTGCATCTCGTCTTTGAGTTTTTCCTGGATCTTGATCTGCTTTTCAATTTTCTGCATATCTACAAAAATATCTCTCCCAAATTTCAGTCGATAAATCCGGGGGATTGCGGCAGAACTTTTGAATTTATATTCTGTTCCATTGATTGTGATCGTCTTTCTCATCCTGTTCTCCTTTTATGCTGCAACTTCCTGATCTGGAATGTACACCTCATCAAACCATTTTTCGTATAAGTCATCTGTTGTATCTGCTGTTGTCTTTGCCCGAACTGCCATTTTCTTAGCTGTTCCAAGCTGTACAGCGGATGCAGAAACTGTGACAGTGTCAGTTGTAGGTTCAATCGCGTCCTCTGTTGTGCTGGATTCTGTTGTAGGACGTGTAGAGGTACAGCAATAGAACCAGAACCGTGTTCCCCTCACATCGCCGTCAATTTCAAATCCCAGCGCAAACCGTTTTACTTTTGCAGTCGCTTCCTCCAGCATGACTTTGTTCTTGTCAATGTATTCGCTCAAAATCTTTTCCCGGAACTCATCCGTGATCAGCGCCATTTCCCAGTCTCCCTCATATCCGCTATTGGAAGAAGAAACATAATACTTGATTCCATCCGCATAAAACGGTGTCAGTTCTCCCTGTGCTTCCAGTGAAAGCGATACGGAGCCAGGTACCGCAAACGGTGTATCAAATGTAATTTCTCCCGTATCACTTTCCTGCAAAAGCGCAACATGCGCATTATGGATATTGAATTTGACTTTATCCTTTTTTGTTGCCTGTCTTTCTTTCCTTACTTAGCCCTCCACTTCATATAATACTTCATACATATTTTCTGATTTAATATACTGTTCACTTTTCTGCCAGAAGAGATCTGCTGCATCAAGTGCCGCTTCTACACGTTCTTCCAGTTCAAAGTCCTTTTCATCTGTGTACAGTTCAATATCAACTTTGTCTGATTTAAAATATACCTTCCCATCTGCGGAAAAATTTCTCGTTTCCGGAATCAACCAGCAAATAAAAGGAGGATTCACCGCCTCACATTCTTCGAAATGATGATACCGATATTCAATTTCCAGTACATCCAGAATTGCTTCTATCCTCTCCCTTGTCATAAATATCGTTCTATCCTTTCCTGTAAAATTTCCTTTGCGTGCTTTTCTGCAATTTTGATATGCGGGATCCCGTCCACTCTTCCACCATTCCTCTTTGCGTGTCCTTTTTCCAGCAAATGTGTAATTCGGTATTCCGGCTTTTTGGAATATACCACCATATCATAGCGGTGCCTTCCACTCAAATTTTTGTCTCGTTTATAGCTCCAGTGCTTTGCATATTCACCGGTATCTCCTTCCGGTGATATGGAACGTAATTCCGCAGCTGTCTGCTTCGCCGTCTCTTTCACTGCCTTTTCCACGGCTTCCTGTACATCCTCACGATACGCATCTAACTCCTGCATGACTTCGATTGCTAACTGATCAATATTAATTTTCGGCATTGTCTCTCACATCCTCATAAGTCGTTACTACTCTTTCCAAAGAAAGCAGTAAACAAGGTGGCGTTGCATCGTATTTATTCTGAATCTGTATGATCTTGTACTGCTTTTCTCCGATTATGCAGATGTCCATCGTAGAAATGTCTTCTACCGGCAGAATTGCAACTACTTCGTCAATCTGATTGGATAATACCTTTGCCTCATAGAACCGTTTGATTCCAACTGTACGAAATCCGAATCGAATTCCAGCTTGCCTGGTCTCTACAATCTTCCGCCCTTTTACTCTGCATATATCCAGTGACCCATCGTTAAATGTGATAAACTTTGTATCCTTACGTCTCGGCATTGCATCCACCCGCTTTTCTTCGGAAACTGCGCATCTGCAGTGATATGATTTCTGATTTATAATTTTGAATAAACTCATCTACCTGACCGGCTCTTGCATACATGCAGTAATTTAAGAGCAGCTCTTTTTCTTGTGTTTCGCTTTCAAAATCACAAAATCTTATTTTGCCCTCAAGGTACGCTTTTCCTCTCTCTACGATACCAGAGAGCTTTTTACGCTCCCTGATATCCATATCCCATGTAATATCCAGAAAATTCTTCACATCTTCTAAAAGATCACTCATGATTATCCCTCATTCTTCGTTACCGTCACCTGATATGTCTTGGTTGTCTTTCCATCTGTCACTTTTGCTTTTACTACATTTCCTGCGCCGGAAGCCCATGTAACTCTGCTGCCGTTTGCAATCGGTTTGTCATTGTATGTCAATTCCAGTTCTGCAGTGCTGTCTGCGATTACCGCCTGCACCGTGTTTGATGCGTCTGTTGTTGTCAGGGTGTATGTCAATTCTCCTTCTGTAAATTCTGGTGTCAGCGTGTGTCCACCCACCTTAAAATCTGCAAGATTTGCATTTTCCACATTTTCTACACTTGGAACAACTTCCACTTCATAATGCGCTGGCTGTAGATCACTGATGTTCAAAAGCATGAAGGCATTATCATCTACTGCAAATCCATGACCATACATTTTGATCAGGTAAACCCTCTCATCTTCCAGGAATCTGTAATCATCTGAATACAAGATTCTTCCGTTATTTTCGATTCCAGCTCCCATGAGGTAAAGCTTTGCCATACCAAATACAGCCTTTCCGACTCCTACCGCCGGAGACTGGATCACATCGATTGGGAATGGCAGTGTACTTACATATCCACCGCCCGGCGCCGGTCTCTGTGTTGCCGGCAGGACTTTACTGAAATAATCTGACGGATTTACCACCAGAATCAGTGTGTCTACGGTTCTTGCCTGTCCTTTTTCATTGATTGCCAGAACAGATGCCAATTTTCCAAGCTGCACATCATTAAACTTTGTAACCTTTACTGCTTTTTTATCTGGATATACTCCACCCTTGATCGTAACAGAGTCTCCCACCTGTTTTGTCATACCGATTGGCATGTCTTTTCCAGTTCCATTGATGATACCGTCTTCCAATCCATTTGCAAGCGCTTCATACAGAACCTGTCTCACATAAGCATCCAACCATTCTGGCCCCAGATCCAACATTGCTTTACACACCGGAAGAAATGCTGACAGTTTGCTCAGTGTCACATCTACCTCTTTAAATCCGGATGTCAGCTCCTGGATGATCTCTGCGCAAAGTTTTCCCCATGCTGCTTTCTGATATCCATTCGTATTCATCATCATTCGTGTCAACCCTGTTACGGATGTAAACTGGATTTTGGACAACAGCGGATGATCTGTTTTCAAATCTTCGAATACTTTGTCAATTACGGTATATGGCATTACCACATCCAGATTTTCTACTGCCTGTTTCGGATTCGGTGCTTTCATGGCTTCTGCCAGTTTCTGATAATATTCTTTTTCTTTGGATGTCAGCTGTCTTACGCCGCGCTCAGACAGAATTCTCTGATCTGCTTCTTCTACGATTCCCCGTGCCTGTTCTATGACACTTTCCTGAATCTTATCGCACAGCTCCACAAACGCTGCCTGGAACTGCTCTGCATCTCCGGCTGTGATTGCCTCATTCATCTTCTGTACGATTGCTGTTTTTTCCATTTCTAATACATCTAAATTTTTCCTTAAATCATGCCTCCTCTAAAAAGATTTAATACATTGTTTTTTCTTGGTTTCTTGTCTTCCTGTGGTTTCTGCATTGCTGCAATCTGCTGCCGGAAGCTCTCCTGACTATTTAACTGTCTTTGCATATCGGACAGCTTCTCCAGAATCTCTTCTGTATTGACCGGTTCTGCTGTCTTTCCCATGATCTCATCAATGAGTCCATATTCCAGCGCCTTTTCCGGAGTGAGGTAAGTCTCATTTTCCATTAACTCAATCAACTCACTTTCCTCAATCTTCGCCCTTTCCAGAAAAACTTGCCGGTTTGCTTCCATCATGTCATCCAGATCATCGGCATATTTTCTCAGTTGTGTTGCATTGCCCGAGCAATACATCCACATATTGTGTATCAGTGCCGTTGTACCTAAACACATTTTTCTTGTGTCACACGCCTGTAGAATCAAAAACGCAACACTGTGTGCTACACCATCCACAATCCCGACTTTCTGGTTTTGTTTTTGCTTCAGTAAATTGTAAATAGCAACGCCCTCTTTTACGGATCCACCATTTGAGTTGATATGCAGCTCAATTGTCTGTCCTTCTGGAATTTCACTCAGTTTCTCTGCAAAATATTTCGCGGAAGTCTCCGAGTCCTTATATTCCCATGCGTTCCAGTCAAATTCTCCATATTCTGTCACATCATCATAAATGTACAGAAGTGTTTTGTTCTCTGCCTGAACAGGCTGCATTCTCCAGTTTGTTATGTTTTTCCTTGTCTCACCCCTTTCACTCTGTGGTTTCTATATCCAATCCTGCAAGCAGGTCTTGAATCTTACTATAATTTTTCGTCATAAAGTGCTGGTTTGCCCAGTCTTCTTCAATTTTCGGTTTTCCGAGCACTTCCAAAATGTCATTGATCGTAAATGCTCCGCTTGAGATCAGCTTGTCTACTGGAGTTGCAATATCAAAAATATCAATATGCTTGACTGCCAGAGTCTCTATCTTCACATAATTTCCAGCTTTAAATCCTGTGTATCCGTTTCTCTTTCTGTTGATCTCCTGCTGCAGCATCTTAATGAGCGGATCTATCACAAAGGTCAGAAGTTCATCAATCGCTTTCCCTGTATCCTGTACATCTCCTTTGGCCAGACTCGGTGGGAAAGAAAATGCTCTTGCTGTAAATTCAAAGATGTCATCAGCTAGAGACTTGATATCTCGTGTTGACTCTGTAGAATACGTCTTTCCGCTTTCTGAAATATCCTGATATTCGTATCCGTCAAACAATGGCAACACCGCACTGTCGCTTTCAAAGAAGTTCTTAAAATGCGTGCTCATCAACTCCTGGAATGTTTCATCGAAATTCTCACTTTCCTGTGCAATTGCTCCAATATTCAGGATTCCTTTTTTTCCTCTTGATTTTTTATAGGCATCCTGCGCATATATCAGTAATTTTGAATACGTTTCATACATCCCATTTGTGAGATTCCTCATATTCTCTGAATTTAATTCGAAAAACATGACTTCCGACATTTCCCGCGTTTCAGACAATTCGTAACCGTCAAATGTGATCCCGCTGAATCTGTACTCCTTCAATGCCAGCACCTCTTTGCTGTAACTGTCTGCCACATAAATGTGATTGTTTACTTCTACCACAAGGCATTCATTGTTCCGGTACAGCTTGCCAATCAGCTTATTCATGAATGATGTTGCATTCTGGTTCTGATTTGGTTCGTAATTCCAAAGATAATACTCCTGTCCTTTTACTTCTTTTTTCTTGATATACGTTTTAAATTCGCATTTGCTGATGGCATTTGCAATTTTATTGACACAAGTCCAGAAAGCCAGCTCTCTCAGATACACTTCGTACATAGCACTCTGTACATCTTTATCTTTCATAATGTCATCCACTGTAATCCTTGTGGTACTGCTGCCTCCAAGTTTTTTGATCAACCAGTCTTTAATACTTAATTTCCTACATTCACCCCCTTAATAACTATAAACCTGTATTTTCGGTGTTGGTTTTGCCCGTTTCTGCGGCAGCACGTTTTCCACAGTCATCGCCGCTACAAATGCCATAAATGGGTCTGTTTTTCTGCTTTTTCCTTCTATTTTTCCATATACATAATTTCCCATATCGGCATCATCCTCTTTTCCTGGTTTTCTTCCATGCCTGATTAGTTTTGCATTATTGGTGGCCCACCTTAATTCTGGAGCATCTCCCCACCGTAACCATTTATTTACAAAGCAGCTATCAATCAGAGGTGCCACTTTCATAATGTCTGATGGCCGGATCAGCTTCAGATTCTTATTTACTTTCATATCAAAACCTATTTCCTGCAGATATTTCCCGATCAATGCGAAACGAAAATCATCCAAGGCCAAAGCTTTGATATTGTAGGTGCGTTTTGCTTCCTGTATATAATTTGTAAGCAATGACGGATGTATTTCCACGTCATCTACAAGCGTCAATCTTCCGGAATCCGCCCACTCTTTCCATGGAGCCTTGATCCTCGGAATGTCTTTCGAATTTAGGCACATCCATGAATGGCTGATGTCAAACCGTTCATCTCCATCTCGGAAATGAAGATCTACGGAAGCCCAATCTGTTAATTTTGTATAATCAATTCCACAAACACAGCTCCATCTTTCCAGATCCGGCAGTAAGATGTTTGTTGCTTTGATATTATCCCACTCCGTCACACTCATTTCTTCTGCATTTTCTGGAATATTCATTCGTTTTGTCATGAACGCCGGAAGTCTTCTCGGATTTTTCTTCCATTCCCTATATTCTTTTCTGATCTCCTCCATAAGACTTGGCAGGTATGGTAACGATGGATTTGCCATCGGCCAGTTTTCTTCCTGATCCACATCTTCTTTTTTATTCAATTTGCAGATAAACGGCAGCAATCCATTATCCGGTTCGCCACCCCGTAATATCTGTTCGGATGTTTCCAGTAGATCATCCAGCGGTCCTTCCCGCACGTCACCATTTGTCGTGTAATAAGAACGCCTTGGATGTTTCTTCTTACCAAGTCCTGTTGTAAAGACGTTTATATTCTTATAGTCTTCATATTGATGGATCTCATTAAAAATACAGATTCCGGAACGAAGACCGTCTTTTCCTTTCGGACTGTTTGTTCTTCCCTTCATAATAGACTTTGTTTTTAAGCATAAAACCTGTTCCTTCGTCCATCGGAAGAATTTCTTTAATTTCTTTATCACAGATGGGCGCTCAAATGCATTGATCACATCATGAACCGGCCGCATTGCCTGGTCCTCATTATTGGCGCAGATATCTACATCGTACTCTCTGATTCCATTATGTGGGGACATTAAACACACTGATTCGAGCGCAATTGTACCATCTTTTCCCGCTCCTCTCCCCAACATACAGAATAAATCCGGCCATCTTGGAAGCCCGGATTCTCTCCAATATGTGCAATCGTGCAGTCCGATCACAAACTTCTGCCAGGGAAATATTTCTTCAAACGGGAAGTATTTTGACATCCCGATATATTTCTCCAACTGATCACAATCTATATAAATATCTTCATGCTCAAAACACCATTTTACATGCGCGACAAGCAGCTCCTGCTCTTCGCATACTGCATAGATTTTTTTCTCAACTATATCAATCCATTCCTGAATATATGGATGTATGTTACAGCTCATCTTCATCATCTCCCGAATCATCGCCAACCGGCTTAATTCCTAGGCTGTCCAGTATTTTAAGCATTTGAGCATTGACCTTAATTCTTTGATCTATCGAGTCATTTTTCTTTTGCCCTTTTTGACCTCCTCCATTATTATATTCAACGATAGCGCCTCTCTTTTTAATGTCTGCGATCAGTTCGTTCTCCAGGTCCCAGAAGTCCATATATTTATCGACCAAGTCGATGTAATATTTCCCTGTGGTTCCATTCCGGGCCAGCTGATCAAGAAGGTCCTCTTTAATTTCCACTCGCAATAATTCTTTTCTTGTTTTTCTCGCCCTTATACCACCCCCTCCGTCACGCGCGCACGAGAAATTTCTTTTGTCGGGAGCACCCACCGGTCTCTACGGGGCATATTAAAACCCGATTTTTTTCGACCGGGGGTATCCTGACAATTTTATTTTTCTTTACCATCTTTCTTCTGTCAGCGGTTCTTTTTTCTTTGGCTTTCGATATCCATGAACCTCTTCATGACAATCATGGCACAGGCTGATTAGGTTTCTCCGCTTCTCGCCTCTGAAGCTGTACCAGATTTCCAATGCCTTGTCTGGATGCTTCTTTACATAATTCACATGATGAACCGTCGTTGCCTTTGTATACTTTCCACGTTTCTTACATAACTGGCATTCATATTTATCAAGCTGTAGTACCTGTTCTCTTAATGCTTTCCACTTGCCCCATGTATAGAATCTGTGGATATTTTCTCTTATACATTTCTTTACAAATGCAATCTCATGTTCTGTCATATAATCACCTCGATTGCAGGAGAAGGAATCGAACCTCCGACCTTCAGCTAAGGAGACTGACGAGCTTCCACTGCTCTATCCTGCTATATTTGTGCGATATCGCACACTGTAGGCTTTTGCCCAAAGCCTTTTATCGTCTTTGCTCAGGACGCAGAAAAGCACCTGGCTTTTCGCCAGATGCTCTCTACTATTTCTCACTATTTACTTCTTCTATGAACTATTTCATCTTCTCCCTTATTACAATCCATTGTAAATCCTAGTCTAGCCATTGTTAAGATACGTTCCGTTATTCCAATTTTCCGGCTTAAATAATCCCATATCTCTAGCATGTGCATAATTTTCAAAAGACGTGCACCATTCTAAATTTTCAACTCTATTATCAGATTTAATCGCATTTTTATGATTTACTTCTGGTTTCTTATCTGGATTTTGTATAAATGCTTCTGCAACAAGCCGATGAACTTTATAGCACTTCTGAATACCGTTTTTACTTAACATAACATGCGGATATCCAGATTGAGGATAATACGGCTTTAAAATACACCCTCTGCATTTTTTTCTTGGTAAACTTTTTATGTTTCCATAATTGCTCACCTGATACAGTCCCTCATATCCCTTAATATCTATATATATTTCTTTTTTCATCCTTGGCTCTTTTCTACAAATTCCTTCATCATTTTTGTCAACTGTGTTCCCATCGCAACACCAGCTTCCTTACAAGCTTGACGAAACTCTTCCGCTACTTTACCATTCACCTTGTACGTCTTTGAAATCAGCCCCGCTTTTTCATCCCACTTATCTTGTGGTCTGTTCTTCTTTTCCTCCATACCTCACCTCACACATAATATTCAGTGTATTCGATGCTATGCTAATCAGTAATGCTAACCCTATAATCCAGTCCATTCCTTTTACAATCGCATAATACCCCAACACAAACAAAGTTAAAAGATTAGAAACAATTATACTTTTTCTCATTGTTTTATTTTGAGAGATGCGCTATACTGAAAGCGGTGGGTGGCTTCCCACCGCAAAGCACTTATTTGAAAAATGTTTCATATATCATGCATATCGCAGTTGTCAGACCGTTGATTATGCTAACTATGATTGCTATTTTTTCAAGTTGGTGCTTTTTCTTTCTCTTCTTTTTAGCCATCTCGCATCTCCTTTCCTCATTTCTTGATTATATTATACTATATACGTGTACGTATGTCAATGCTTTTCTTAGAGGTTTTGAATATTTATAGGACTACCGCAAAAATGAAATACGTAACTTGGCAACTTTACTGGATTCTATAACACAAGAAGGAGACTTGCAGTAGTCCACAATCCGGACAGCGGGAATCGAACCCGTGACACACAGCTTATAAAGCTGCTGCTCTAACCGACTGAGCTATGTCCGATCAGGATGCCTTTTATTGACATCCTTTACCCTATCCGCAATCGGGTACGCTGTTAACGCTAAATACAGAATGTAAGATGTGAATCTCTTTTAACTGTTACTGCAGATCTGCGGATATCTGCTATTCATGATATCACTCCGTAGCACTTCCACGGCATTCCGGATTCTTAATATTTACCGTGATATGCAACTAAACCGTGTGCAGGGATCGAACCTGCCTGTCCCAACTGACCGCGGCGCAAGAAAAAAGCACCTCCTTTAATAGGTGCTTTTTTCTATTTGTTTAATTCAGAAATATTCTTAATATCCATCTTTTTAATTAAATTCTTTATTTCACTATGTAAGTTCTTATACTCCTTCAACCCTTTTATAATTTTTTCATCATATTCCGCTTTATTGATAAGTCTAAGTCCACCACTTGCCATTGCATTTGGTGGAGTTATAGTCTGTATTTGCCCAGGTTGATTTTCATACAACTCCATAATAATTTTATGTAACTCAGCTTCATCAATTTTTCCAAGTAAATGTAATACTTTATTATCAGCACTTTTATATAAAAATATTTCTAAAATTTTTATATGTATATCATTTAATGCTCTATTTAAAGCCTCTATCTTTGTTACTTCTTTATTGCTGTAAAATTCCTTTGCCCCCTCTGAAAACAAATCTGTTTTTTCTAAATTCGTTTTTAATTTAGTTTCATCTGATTTTTTTTCATCTCCTAAAATTTTCCTGATTGATTCCATTTTTTTGTTTATAGACTTTAATTTCTCATTTATTAGCGGTCGATTTTTTCTATTATTTCTCCACTCAGGAATTGCAATCTGAAATATGTAAAATATATATGCAGCAACAATGCTTAATCCTACCCCATATAATATAGAGTCATGATCATTTATAAGAAAAGTCATTTTTTCACAAAGAAGAGGTGCATCCACACAATATATTACACTTAACACAGCAATTACTGTCAAAATCCAAAACATATTTATTTCCTTATCCTCCTATAAAATTTTCCTTTCTATGATACAACATTTTTTTTCACATTTCTACAAATTTGTTTATAAGCGATTTTAGTTTTGTTACACAAAAACGCCCTGCACTTTCATGCAAGACGCCTTTTATAATTTGTGTGTGGTTTTACTGGTTGTCTTTAGGAGGAAAACTAAAAACACCTTCGCCGTCCAGCTTGTTCCTTTCGGCTTTATACCATATTAACATTTTAAAACCGTCGTTTCCGTCGTTTTCTCAAATTTTTCTAAATATCTGTTATGTTTGCATCGGCAACTGTCCTCTGTATATGCTTTCCTTTTCTTTGGGAATACTTCATTCATCCTATGTGAGACCTGTACCCAACTTAGATCATCAATATAATAAAATCTGAGAATCATTCGGATTTCGCTTTTTTTAATTTGTCCTATATATTCCTCTACCTGTATCTGTTTCTCCAGAAGATCCGTCTCCAACATCTGCAGCTTTGCAATGCGCTTTTCAAGTAAAAACTCACGTTTTTCATATTCTCTTTGTGGGAAGCCTGTTATTTTCACTGTTCGCAATGGTTTGTTGCCTTTCTTTCCACATGCAACAGAATCTTGCACAGTAATCTTGTTCAGTTGCTCTATTTTCTTTTTATCCTCTGCAATCCTACGTCTCAGATCTTTTATCTCTTCTTTCATGTCTGCATACTCAATCAGTATCTTCTTGTCCACTGGCAACACTCCCTTTCGTATCTACTCCCCATTTTCTTAAGCAGTCCTCTACTGAGTACGCACCTCTTTGCATCCACTTTTTGGCATTCTCTGTTGGTTCATGTTCGGCCAGATCTGCAAAGTGATCATCTCGGTCTTGCTTCATCTCTTTCTTTCCACGTCTATGCTTTAAAGTCCCTCTCATACTTGTATCACCTCCATAATCTCCGCACTATCCAATCCAAAAACACCACAAACGGCACAAGCGGAAAAAATACTGCCATTAAATAGTCAAGCGGCTCCAGCTCCACATCCTCTTCCGATCCTGTCTTTAAAGTAATTACAGTTCCAAGCCCCAATATGTAGTACAGAGCCAGGAATGCGATTGTGATTAAAATGTCCATGTTATTCCTCCGTAATAAAGTCTTCTATGCTCATTTGCCCTGGTATGTTTTTGTCTTCCATCCACCAGTTAAAAACTTCTTCTCCTGTTTTCCACGTATTCTCTTTTCCTCTCCTTGTTCTTTCTTGTAACATTCTTTCAAACGCATGTATGTATAATTTCTTGTATTCCGGGAAGTCTGCAAATTCTTTGTATCGTTTCTTTCCTGCCATCACGCAACCAATGCACCCCACACGATCATATCCGCACTGGTACAGCTCGCACGTCTCTATTTTCTCGGAATTTATATATCCCCAGATATCACTATGCGTCCAATCTATTATAGGATTTACAATCATTTTTTTCTGCTGCATACATAGCTCACTCATCCGTCTTCGTGCACCGTTATCCTCCATCAGCATTATCTTCGTAAATTTTTCTTTCTCCTTTTTGGTTTGTCCGAACTTTTCAAACTCTTCTCTTTTCATTCTGGAAACACTTTCATCCCATCTTACTCCGGTTGCGATATACCGGTTTGCACATCCAGTTTCTTTCAGTATAGAGCAACAGTATCTTACCAATCTTGTCGGCGGTATAAGTTTTTCGGGAATTAACCTCCACATGCTAATCGGTTTTCCTTTATAACGTGGTTTTTCTATCTCGCACTTAATTCCATGCAGTTCCAGCTCTCGAAATACCTTCCGGATATGCCGAACTGTCTGCGGCGCATCTGCCGTTGTATGGCTGTTATGCACTTCAAACGGGATTCCGGATTTCTTAAAAATCTCTAACATCACATCACTATCCTTTCCTCCGCTATACGTACAAACAAGCGGTCTACCATAGTGATGTAGACTCATTTCACTTGCCATTTTAATTCTTTCGATTGCTTTTTTCTCTTTATCCATTTTCTCAGAAGCCCGGTATACCCTTGCCCCGGCCGGAGGCTGGCTCCTTTCTATTTTTCGCTTATTTTCTTCTTTTCCTCTCCGTGTTTTCCTCATCCATTAATCTTTTTTCCCTATCGCTTCGCCAGCTCCCTAACCAGTTCATCATTCCCTTTTTTCGTAAGGCCTTCATTACATGTGCAATCCGGATATACACAGCGGAAACAATCCGGATATTTACAGAGCGGCTTTGAAATTTTCGTTCGATTCATTTCCAGTTTTCTCTTGGTCTCCAGCAGATCCGGTACCTGGACCTGTCTTCTGCTGCCCGCTTCCGCAAACCAGATCAATCCCGATCTCTCCAGATATGCCCGAAAACAAATCTCATTTTTCTCAATCTGAAACATAACTTTCATGTACACCCACACCTCATGCACATCCATCCCGTCAAATAAAAGTTCCTGTATCCTGGATGCGTATTTCTCGTAACCTTCCACTACTCGATCACTTCCATTCCTCTGATTGAGACTTCATAAGCTGTTCTCTCGCTGTCGTCTTTTACATAAATCCTGCTCTGTATCATTCCCATGGCTCTCACTTTTGTTCCGACTGGAAGCCCTGCTGCCAGCCTTGCGTTCGAATACCAACAAATTGCCGGGAGATAATCACTTTTTCTGTGTTTCCTGTTTACTGCAATTAAAATATCCGTGATTTCTTTTCCGAGTGGTGTCTCTCGATAGAGCGGCTGTTTACAGATATATCCAATCAGATCAATTCTGTTTTGATCCGCTTCACCAGCTTCGCTGATTCCTTTTACAAATACATACAATTTCAAATGATTTCTTTCTCCATCCTTTTCATTGTAAGATCTGTATTCTCCAAAGATTGTAATTCTCCCTCCTACATTATCCCGAATCTCCTGCACTATCTGTTCCGGCACCTGAATCGGTATGACATCCATGTTTCCACTTGTCCGCATGACTTCTATAGTTGATTTATAGATCTTTCTTCTGTCTTGTGAAGTCAATAAATACTCTGGTGTTTCCATAATTTTTCCTGTGATCTTTACTGTGTTGTTTTCCATCTTTTTCTCCTATATTGCATATTCCGCTGATACCCGTCATGGTATTACTCCATTTCCAGCCCGCTCAGCGCTTTCAAGATTCTTCCATCCATGTTATCTTCATTTGCCGGTGTTTTTACAGTCAATAACATTCCAGTCTCATTTACCCACAGGACGAAATATCCCATTCCCATGGGTCCTGTCGGAAAGTCTTCATACTCACCTGTTTCGGATAGGCTTACCATTTCCAGAATTTGATCTGGTATGTAACTCATCTCTTTTGTCTCTACATTCTGTAACACTGCCATTCCCCTGTATTTGATTTCTGTATCCTCATACCGGTCTCTGGCTGATAACCATTTCTTGTATTCCCACTCATCCCTTACTTTTAGTTCATACTGCTTTTCTCCCTTTTCATAAGCTCTGTATACTTCGCCTTCTTCCGGAAGATCCCCTACAAGTTCAATGACTGCTGCCTTATTCTTGCTTGTAAAGTCCTTCTCATATACAAATAATATCCAATAGGCTCCCTGTATGAAGTACATTTCCTCTTTCTTTCCTACAGTGAGTCCTGCACCTTTCCATGCATCCTTCAATATTCTCTTAAATATGCTCGTCTTAATAAACATGATGCTCCTTTCCTCTCCCAGAGTTATCTGGGAGATAATGTGATGGCTTACGACAGGTTTTGTGACGTACCTGCTGTTGTATCTTCACGGCACTTGGCCGGAGATGCTATAAAAATTGGAATCCTGGATGTCCTTCTTTCTGCTTTTCATTTTGCGGTTCTTTCATCAACTCTTGCTGATCCAGATAATTCTTCTTGCTGATCTTCATCCAGTCTTTCCTTGTGTGTGACTTCTCATATTCCCTCTGTGCGATCTCGCAAAGCAGTTCTCTTGTCTTTCTGCAGTTATGTACAGCTTCTTTCCCGCTTTTATGGTGCGGTTCACACAAATACACTTTCAATCCTTCCGCTTCTGACATTGTCCTCATTCCTGATCCAAACAGGATATGATGTTCCTCGGTATACTGCTGCCGATAATCACCATACAGATTGGCGCAGAGATAACACACACCTTTTTCTGTGTTCAAAATACTTTTCGGATGGCTGATTCTTTTTTTCTTCTTTCTGGCCTTTGGAAATTTCATATCACTATAATCAATGCTCATAAGGTAATCACTTTCTTTTTCCAGTTGTCCCATCCGCCTTTTGGCCAGGCAAATTCTTTCTTCAGAAGCTGCATGATTTTCTCCGGATCCCCGGATTTTAAGATGTCTTCTATGACTTCTCCTTCCTGGACCACCTCTTCTGTGATCTCATGTACCTGTTTTTCTTCTTCCGGAAGATTCATAACCGGAGCATCCGGCATCAGTTCCGGATAATCTTCCACTTCCATCTGTCCTGGAATCTGTTCTTCTGTTTCTTTTGGCTCTTCCAAAGTTTCCTGTGCTTTTGCAGGTTCTGCCTTTTTCTTTAATGGTTCCGTCTTTAAGACTTCCCTCTCTTTCTTTTCTCTCAGCGGCACCTGATAAACTCTTTCATAGGCTTCTGAATCAGAAGTCTTCCTGCCTTCCGGATAAAAGGTCTGTTCAAATGTTTTGGCCAACTCCAGATAGCTGATCTCTTCTGGTTCTCCCCTGCCGTTGTATGGCATGATCCGAATCTGAAATTCACTGAATAGTGCATTTGCAAATTGCATCCGAAACATTCGGAATTTTGTTGGAGCTACAATTCCCATGATCTCCTTGTTGATCACACTTTCCTCTTTTGGCTCGTCTTCCCATATCCATTTATGCATTTTCTCAAAGCAGTCTTTTCCTTCTCCTTTGAAAAATTCATACACTAACGTTTCCGTCCAGCTTCCATGGTGTTCTTCTGGTGCGATGTCGCACAGGCTCATCTGCGGCGAATAACGATCTTCTGTTTCCCGGATGACTTCTTTTACCTCCCGGATTTCCCGAACCGTGGCATCTCTTGGTACCACTTCCCGCACTTCTTCCGGCAGTGCCAACATTTCAGACAGCTTGCTGCTGCCATATCCCCGGTATTTCTCCTGAATTTCCGGGCTGTTCCCGTCAATACTGTATGTATCGTTGATCTGCATAAACCGGATGGCCCACGTCCTGCTGATATTGAAGGTTTCTTTTGCAAACTCAAAAACATCCGCATACCCCTTTTCTTTATAAAACTCTGCATCTCTAGTCTTTTTTAAGAGATACCCGACTTTAATGTATCCCTCTGCGATATGTTCCAGTTCTTTCCGTAATGCAATTTCTACCCCCTGCAGTGTACTGATTGTCTGTAATTCTTCCATCTATCCAGCTTTCCTTTCTGTACGTTTCAACTTCTTTCTTTTGAATAGCTCAACAAATTCTTTGACTTCCTCTGTCATGTCTCCGTTATATTTTGCCCGACACTGGATCATAACCCCATTGTTTACCTCCATGGTGTAAAACGGCGTCTCCGGATCCTGCTTCTTTCTCAGGAACAGGATCGTTGTCTCACCTTTGGCCACCCGGTCAATGTACGTGGCAACACAATGATGCATGGCATTTCCCTCCTGCCTGATTTCATGGATCCGTTTCGGAAGTCTCAACACAAATTGTTCTGTTTCCATTTCCAGATAGCTGTCCCGTTTTCTGTATTTCTCGTACTTTTTGTCTTTTTTATTGTCCAAATCCTCTTTTGCTTTTATTTCTCGTTCTCTGCTCTCTTCAATCAACTCTTCATGACGCTGTTCTAAATTCTTCGGGAATAAGATCCACGGCTCTCTCATGTTGTATCCCAACTCCTCTGCCATCTTCAGATAATCGTGATAGTCCACGGCTCCTCTCTTGTCTTCTCCTAACACTTCTTTGATGTACCGTTCCATCTTGTGAATGGTGGTATACCGGATGTATCTAGTGAATTTTCTCTGAAGCCTTGCAAAAAACTGAATCTGCCGCCATGTTGGATGTAATCCCTTCTCCTGCATTTCATAAGTGGTGTTATATTCCCTTACACTTGGATTCTTTCCAGCCAACAGCTGGTAATATTCCCCGCTGAGCCCTAATATCTTTTTGCAGGACCGTTCTTTCTTCTTTAAGTATCCTGTGTTGTACCCCTGCATTTCTTCTTTGACAATTCTGTAAAACCCGCACTTTACCAACTGTTCGATTCCAGGCATACGCCGGTATCCATCTATATATTGATCCAAATACATTTTTTCTCGATATTTCCCACGTTTCACAAAACATTCCATTGCAGAATACTGAAACGGTGTTCCTTTTAAGATCTGTTTGAGATTCCGGTTATAAAGGATCGCTTCATGCTCTACCACTTTATAATATCTCCATCCGTCTCTGTAACACCACCGAACCCAGTCTGTCTGCTTATAC